ATTGCCTTTGTAATTGGCACTGAATCTGTGTCTACAACAATGGGTAATAGGTCACTGTCCGAGCTTGTAACTGTAATAATATCTAATTGTGAAATCTTCTCGTCAGCCATATTACCTCCAAAGCATTGCTGTCAAAACAGCTTGATTAAAGTTCAAGTTACCACCACTCTTTTGTAATACAGACATTGTTATTGTTTCACCAGCACTAAGTAATCTAACAAAGGTTGCTTCTTGCCATATTGCTTCTGTGCCATCTGTCTGACAAAATGTAGTTGAATGTCTGACTGTGCCAGCAATTTTTACACTTATTTCTCTAAGCGTGTCATTGTCTGCGTCAGAGTCCCAATACCCTCTAGCTTGTATAAAATAAACACCACCATAGCCTACTGGTACAGTGAGTGAATTACCGCTAGTAAACCAGCCGCCATAGTCAAAGTTCTCTTGGCTATAGCTGGTAATATCTGAAAGAGAATCATTACCAATTGCCTGTGCAGCAAGTTTTTGTACCTGACAACCAATTGGTCCAGACCAAGCTGGTACACCACCTGACACAACGAGTACATTGTTAGCACTACCAATACCTAGTCTACTCTTGCTGGTCGAACTTGCATAATAGTCTATGTCACCAGCAGTAGTACCTTTCCACACTTCGTTAAATTGATTTCTTATTTCTTCATTCATGTCTGCTGCGACCACAAAGTCGCCAGTAGACCATGTTTTTGGTGTTTTCCATGCCATAGCTTTATTCTCCTAATAGCCTAAGATTGTAGTAATACCAAGCTCTGACTTACCAGCAACTTCTAGCTGCCAATAGTTGTTATTTAGTGTTAGAGCGTCTTTTAGTACCCAAGAATAATAAATAGCTTTGCCTTTAATCGTAAACTTTATGCCGTTTATGTAGTAAAAGTTATCTATTCCTTGGTTAGTTTCAATAATTTGTACTAAGTCACCTATATCTAAATATAAGAATAAGTGCATTAGGTCATTATTTGTATTAGCCAGTAAGTCTATTTGTGTTAATTGTGTTCTTGGGCTTGAATCTTGTGCAAGAATAACAGCAGCTAATGAAGTTGGTGCTTCTACTGTGTCCTGGTATTTCATGTCTAGAGTAACTTCATTGTACCCATAAGTACTAATAGAACCAGAGTCTTCTGCAATAACTTCTAGAGGGCTGTCAATGTAAATACCTATACCTCTAGCTTGTAGTTTAGTAATATAGCTTGCGCTAGCATTGTTGTTTGTTAGAGTATATTCTACAGCCTCAGTACCATAATTTGCTACAACATCAAGACTAGCAGTTCTATTTACTCCTGTAGAGTTAGCATTCTGCCACATTTGGTAGTCTGTAGTTGAAGCGGGAATTTGCATGTCTGTACCATTAACCTTTTGAGCTTTAGTTACAGAGTCTACATAAGCCCCTCTAACTGAAATAGTTTCTCCTGCTGCTATAAGTTGTGGACTATTTAGAGAATAAAGTACAGTATAAGCAGTATCTACCCTTCTAGGGTAATACCTACAAATAACTCTATTGAGTACATTTTCTCCATAAGTTGTTTTTAGACTGGTCATTAGATTATCTACTACTGCTAGTTGCGTAGTATTAAGTATAATTTTATAACCGTCTTCTTTTAGTAGAAAATCTCCGTCTTCTTTTAGTAACCAACCAAAAGCCCCTGGTAAATGAGTTGGTTCAGTTGCAGCACTCCTTGTATATCTACCCTCTGAAACAAATGTTTCTCCGTCTGCCCAATCTCTTTTTATATAAACATAGCCTAATTCAGAATTAGCCAGTTTACCAAGCTCACCTATAATCTTAGTTGTATTTCTTACTGTGTCAAAAGCAGTATTGAACTCGCTCTGTCCGGGGTGGTAAGTAGCATGTAGAGGCTGTACAGAAGCAGCCTCTACAAGACTTTGAGCAACTTCGTCCATTGTTTTGTCATATTGAATAGCAGGAAGTAAGACAGGGTTTTTTGTTGCATAATCTACCCAATCTAATGCTGTAACTTCTACGCTTTTTTCGTCATAGTCAGTATTTACTTTAATCTGACCAACATGCCCATAAAACTTTCTAACTGTATCTCCGTCATGAATAAAGCTTAGTCTAACTGGTATACCAATATTCCAACCTACTCTAGCATTAGCTGAACCAGGAGAATAGTAATTAGCTTTACCTCCTGTACAACCACTGTCATTTCTAAGCATAAATTTAAGTGTACCTGTGGTAGCTACTCTGTCTGCTTGACCATTACCCATAATACCGTATTCACAGGTTTGTTGCTTGTCAGCAAGAACATCGTTAGAAATATCTACCCAAGAACCATTTATATATGCTTCATACATAATTTGTGGGTAAATTATAAGGTCATTTACGTGTGTCATGCTACCGCCTGTGCTACCGTAGTTCCTATAATTGTAGCCAATTTGTAATAGTCAATTGTTTCTGCTACAGCAGCAGGAGTTCTATTCTCAATAAAGCCTTCAAATGAACCACCTAAATTCAATTCTGCATTGAATTGTGGTAATGCTGTAGTAGCTACGTCTTTCATAGCCTTCTGAATATCTTTCAAAGCAAAATAAAGTGGTGGTGGGCTACCAGGTTTTAGCCAAGAGGGTATTGAAAGATTGGCTAGAGCGTTCTTTAGGTTGTATACCCAATTAATCACCCCTTGTATAGCTCCTGAAACACTACTTAGACCATCTCTAAAACCTCTAAGAACATCTGCAACTATCTTACCAATGGTGAATAAGATTATGTCGCCAATCATTCTAAAAGTACGCCAAGCATCATCTCCTAGGAATACAATTGCTAATGCTAAAGCAACAATAGCCCCAATGAGAGCAACTACTGGACCGCCTATTGCGGCTATGGCTGCTGCTAATACTTTTGCTACACTTGCTCCTACTCCTGCGTCCCATATAAGTAATTTCAACCAGAAAGAGAATTTAGAGAGCAAATTTATAATAGGCGTACCAACAATAAAAAATGTAGTTAGAGCAGCAATTAATTTCCAAGTTTCAGGTGAAATATCTTTTACCCAACCAAGAAACTTCAATAATTCTTCGTTAATATCATGTAAAACTTTAGCTAAATCTGGTGCTGTTACTTTACCCATTTCTTTCATAGCAGGGTCAGTCTGACCAGTTAATACTTCCCAAAGTTCTACTACGGTTGTTTTTACTATTTCCCAGGCAGTTGCTAAGATTGCTAAGGCATTACCTATAATACTACCCTCACCAAAGTCAGTAGTAATGGTAGTTACAAATTCACCAATTTTTATTTTTATTGTTTCTATTGTATCTGCAATACCAGTTAATATTGGTGAATTAAAGCTCCTTAGACCGTCTAATACTCCCTGAAATATGCCGCCTTTTTCTGCTCCTGTAACAAAAGCATCTACAGCTTTACCTATACTATCTATAACTGGGTTAATAAAGTTCTGTACTGCTGGACTTTGCATGAATTCAGTGAACCAGTTCAAGAATGTAGTAAGACTTGGCATTAGTTTATTACCAAGAGAAACCCATAAACCATTGAAAGTATCTTTTAGCTTTTCTTGTGCCATTTGAAAGTCAATAGTTCTTTGTGGGTCAATTGCTAGTCCTAATCTTACGGCTTCATCTTCAAAGTTTTTCATGCCACCATTTGCAGCAGCATTTAGAGCGTCACCTAGTTCAGCACCTGACTTACCAAATATGTCCATAAGGTAAGCATCTTTTTCAAGACCGTCAGGCATCTTAGAAACTACGTCAGCGACCTCTCTAAAAATCTCATAAGAGTCTTTCATTTCGCCATTGGTGTCATTTATTTCTATGCCAAGTTTCTTTAGAGACTTTTGAGTTTTACTTACCCCATTTTTATCTAAGCTGTTCAGTCCTTGTGCCATTTTCTTTATAGCACCGGTAACTTGTTCGGTATTACCGCCCACCCTTTTCATCATGAGGGCTAGACCAGCAGCTTGTTCTTTTGTACCACCAAGAATATCTTGAATGGAGTCCATTTCACCGGCCCATTCAGTTGTTTTTGAAATAGAAGTAGTAATAGCAGCAGTTAAAGCACCTACACCTGTAGCAGCTAGTCCGGCTACAGCGGTTGCAGCTACTTTACCAATATTGCCTAGCTTAGTTACCAAGCCATCTGTGGCTTTACCTGCTTTACCAATTCCGTCTAATAGTCCTCCAACGTCTGCGTCAATAGACTGAACAATTTTTTCAAGTTCCATGTAATTACCTCTTTAATGCTTTCCAGGCAGACATATTTGTGTACATTTGTTGCCAGGACTGTTTAGGTTTGCTATGACTAAACTTTGGAACAAAATAATCTAAACCCATATTTTTAGCTTTTGGACTTTGTGACTTATAAGCAGAAGTAGCTATAATACTTGTCTGTAGCCAATCTTCTCCATAAGGTTCTAGCTCATAGAAAGCTATTTGTTCAATAAGGTCTTCTAGGGTTATAGATTCTAAAAGTTCTGCTGGTGTTCTGCCTAACTTTAAGGCATACTTGCAGACAAACCTTCTAAAGGGTCGTTTAGTAGTTCTACCCTTTTTTCCTCAATGTTCTCTACAGTTGGGTTCAAGAAACTAGTAATTCCTTCTACGAGAGCATTCACTAGACTAACATCTAACTCTTTTACTTCACTGGCAGTAAACATCTTACTACCGTCTGAATTAACTACAAAGGTAGAAATTAGAGTAAAGATTAGTTCAAGCTGTTCTTCTTCACTTAGCTGTTTATTTGCTAATGGTCTAAAAGAAAAAGCTTCTGCTGCGCTAGGTGACTTAACTAAAACAGTTTCTTCGTAACCAGGAATTGTAATTTCTTTAAACTTTTTAGAAATTCCAAATAGTTTTTCTTTTGTAAAATGTTTAGACATAGTATCTCCTAAATAATCTGCATAAATTTACATAAAAATAATCTGCTATTATGTAAATAAAAAGCCTGGGTTTTTAGTCCCAGGCTCTTGTAGGTAATTAGCTAATGGGACCGACAGGTGAAATAACAACTGTAGCAGTTAGTACGTCAATGCCAGTAGCATCGGCTGTTTCAGGCTTGAAGCTAGAAACGAAACCAGAAAAAGTAATTGTTTCACTATTGGGGAAAGTAACCACAAATTCATGAACAGTGTGGTTCATCTTTGCGTTCCATAGTCCAGAAGTAGCTGTGTCCACATAATTCATGGTTAAGGTCATGTCACCATTGTCATTTAGTCCAGCAGGAATATATTCCTTAGCTGTACTACCATGTGTGGTTGACTCTAGTTTTTCTTCACTAACTTCTGGTGCTTCAACAGAACGAAGTTCTCCAACATTCACAGAGTCCATTGTTAGAGTTACGCCAAAATTGGTAATAGCCATTGTATCTCCTAAAATCTTCTTATATTATATAAAAGTCAAGTATAGACCTGAATAATTTTGGTTGTACACCGCTTTCTTTTGTAACAAAGTCATTTGCTAACCAGGCTACTTGAAAGTCTGTAGTATTCATATCTAAAGCAGTTTTTACTTGTTCAGCTAGATTACGCGAGTCACTATGAGAAACCCCATAACAATCTAATTGAAATCTAACTCTTTCTGTAGATTGTTTGTCATGCGTTCTGCTAATAATTGCTGTGCTTACTCTCTGGTAAACAATACACTTATTAACCCCTTGCTGTTTCTCATAAGCCTCCGGTCTTAGTCCAGTAGCATTTAATAATAGGTTGACTAATGTTTCTTCTTTACTCATAGAATACCTCTAATTTGTCTTTGAATGTCCTCTTGTATGGCCTTAGAAATCTCATCTTGGTGTTCATCGAGTGCTGGACGTAAGTAAGGTTGTGCTGCCATATTTACAGTGCCGTACTCAACTGCTGCCGCGTATTCTGCATTTACTCTAAGTTCCGTACCAACAATTTCATGACTGTCCCTCAAAAACCCTGTTTTCACTGGTGCATTCTGCATAGAATACTGTTTTAGTATTTCTAGTCCCTTTACAATTGCTTGCTCCATATTCACCTGTGAAATTTCTTTTAGTTGTTGTTGAGATTTCTTTAGTCCTTTAGTAGTCATGTTATGCCTCTATGAGTGTTAGACCAGCAAGCATACAGGTCTTACCAGTATAAACACTAGCAACGTTATAATCTACTCCTGAAATAGTAATTTCATCTTTAGCTGACAAATTTGTGTCAACTGGTAGTCTTAGTTCTGCGTCAAGTTCAGTAATTACCAATACACCATTTATAACTTCTGGTCCTTTGGTAAACTTTACCCCGCAGATTGAATCTGTTGTCGTATAAACCTTAGTGCTATCTATACCAGAATAAACATAGCCAGAGAAATGCTTTATTGTACATACGTCTAGCATGTGCATTTCTTGGGCAATAATCAGGGGGCTAAAGTCAATTACTAAAGTCATAGTGTTACCTCAGTATCTTCTTCGGGTGGGTCTTTTACCCACAAACTTGAAGTCCCTTTACGCCTTGAATTGTAGTATTTAGCCTGTTGGTTAGCGAAATCAAGAACCTGACTAAGTTTGTATGAGGCATTATCGGCACTAAAGTCATAGTTAGTAATTACTAAACTACCAGCAAAATCTGACCATATTTCTCCGGCTGCGCCATTCACATCGTTATCATTGTTTTCTAAATAACCGGAGAGAACGGCGTCTGAATAAGTAACTCCGTTGTTTACTTTGTATCTTAATTGGTCAATAATTGTCATATTATTCTCCGGTTAGGGGGGCTTTTACACCCCCCTAGTTTTAATGAATGTTATGGAATATAAGCAGCAAATGGGTATGCAACACCAGAAATAGCAACACCAGAGGCCATAGCTGGCTGAGGTAGAGCCCAAGCCATTCTAAAGGTCACTCTAACTGCGGTTAGGTCTTCTTGCATAAGGTTGTGCTGAATAGCACCATTTCCGTCCTGAATAACACCGGTTGTAAATACGTCAAAGGTAACGTCCTGTCTAATTGAGTAGACTAGTTTGTCCCAATCGCCAGCAATCATTAGAGTCTGGCTTGCATCAAAGCCACCATTCTTGGGGAATACCATTGGTACACCGTCAAGAGTGTAGTCACCAGCAGCTTGCATTGACTGCATGAAGATTGGCATTCCAGCACCAGAGTCAGCACGTAGACCACGTAGTTTAGACTTTAGTGAAGTTGCAGCAGCAATACCAGTTACATCGTAACCATCGTATTCTACCTGTGCAAATACGCCACCATCTCCTAGAACATCGTCATAAATGTCGCCTAGTTCACCAACTGCAATTGTATTTTCAGCAGGCATACTAGTAAGAATACCGTCTGACCAGTCATCGGGTACGTCTACTGCATGAGTACCATAAAGTACTGCTTCGTCAACTTTCTTAGCAATAGCGGTTGGAATTTGTTTTCTAACTTCACCCCAAACATCAAAATCTGCATCGTTGAAAACATTATTAGGAATAACTACGATTGCGGCTAGTTCACCAGCATACATAGTTACATCTTCCCATTCTGACTTTGTGGTTTGCTTTAGAGCGTCAGCAGGGAAAGTTTGAGTTTTACCCTTTTCACCAACGAAGTAAACTTCTGGTAGTGCAGTAGAAACTTTCATCTTTAGTTCGCGGGTAGTCATGTTGCGTAGTTGTCTACCAAGTCTTAGAACAACTGACTGTTCAGCAGCAGAACTAAAAATTTCAGCTAAATATTCTGGGTGTAGAACTACATTACCAGTTGAAATTAGGCTATCATATGTTGCCATTTTAATAAAATCTCCTATCGTCTTGGGTTATTTCTAGCTGCTTCTCTTAGTGCCTCAGTTGGGTCACTTGTAATAGCAGCTTGTCTAGTACCAGAGCCAGCATTTGTTTTAGTGTCACGAACTCTAAATAATTCTGGTGTGGTTTCTCTAAGCTTTTTAAAGTCAGGTTCGCCCTGGTCATCAAACATATTCTCTGCTGACGCTATCGCATACGCAGCACTTGGTCGTAGACAACCTTCTTTATGTGCTTTCTCTAGAAAAGTAGCTTTCTTTTCTGCTTGTGTCATTCTAGAAGTAATTTCACTAAGTTTTAGTTCAAGTTCACTACCTTTTTCTGCCTTTTTTCCTAACTCCCTTAGTTCAGTAGAAAGTGAATCTCTTTCTTGCCTTGTTGCCTTGACTGTATTCTCTAGAGCAGTAAAACGTTCAGTTAGTAAATCTTTTACTTCTTGTGGTTGTGCTTCAAACCATTTTTCATAATTGCTGTAATCTTTCATCTGGAGTCGCTCCTGTTTCTACATTCGCTGTAGTAATTTGGTCTAATTCTTGTTCATCTTTACCCTGCCACTTTAATGCAGTTAGTAAAGGTATTCCTGCGTTAACATTGTTCTGTAATACAATTGAATCTGTAAGAGGCAATGCTGTATATGGTTTAGCCCAGACACAATTAATCTCAGAAGGTTCTACAACATAATTTAATATTCTTAGTAAGTATGCAGCTAATTCTTGCCATGTTACTGCATAAGCTTCTTGCTTTGCTTCTACTTTTTTTACTAGGCCGCTTTCTTCAACAATAAGTGCTTCACCACTTAGGTTGCTGCCTGAATTCATAAAGAGAGTCCTGGGTGTTCTTGTAGTAATTGCCAGGTTGGTAATAAGGTTATTTATAGGGTCTAAAAAGTTCTGTAATGAACTACCGCCCAATTCAATAATTGTGCTATCTTGTCCTACTGACTCTTCGTTCGCTGGTAGCCACATCTTCATGTCTGGACCTATCTCAACGTCACCTGGGTCTGCCTTGCTAATAAATACTCTCATTTTGAATGCTTCGAATTCAGCAGCTACCATTAAGTCGCCAAACAATTTGTTTATTGCGTCTATAATAGAAACTGTACCTGCATCAAATTCCCCTTGTATCTTTCTCCTAGAATTTCTGAAATGAAATACAGGTATAATACCAAAAGTGTTTGGTACTTCTTCAATTAGGTTATAAGACTTTGGAGAATAGCCTGTGTCTGAAACATATTTCTCTGTTCTGTCAGGGAAATATAAATTCATGTAGACTTTATTATCTAACCCTGTCCATTTCTTAGCTGCATATAATTTTACCTTTGGCCTGTCTGGGTCATAGAATACTTCTACTAGTCTTGGGTCATTGAAATAAATTTCTGGTTCTCCGTCTACAATGTCTACAATGACAAATGCTTCACCGGTTACTTGTAATGACTCATGTATATCTTGAGCCTCTAGGTTAATATTTAGTTTTGAGAACAACTCGTCTAGAAGATTGTTTGCAGTATTGTCAGTAGAGTTAAACCCTTTTAGAACAAGTCTATCTAATATGGCACTAATAATTACTGAACCAAATGACTGCGCAAAATAAACAAATGACCTGCCAAATGCCCTGTCTAGTCTCTCTGTACTAAAACGTAAAGGTGGGTTACCCTCCTTGTAAGAATATAAAGTTGTGTAAAGCGTATTTTTATCTCTAATAGCTTTTACAGCGTTCTCAACAAAAGTATTTGCCATATTTATCTCCAACTACGTGCTTGCTTTGTTATACTTGCTCTTGCTGAAATCGCTAAAGCGAGAGCTACCGGGAAGTCGTCGTGACCATTACCCTCAGCAGAAACAGTCCATAAACCAGTAGAAGTCTGTTTAGAAGTCAATGAGTTTAGTTCCCCTTGTAATACCTGGTTGTTCTGTAATCTAAACCCTTGTTCTAGTTCTTCATGTAGCTGCTGAAATATTTTTGCCTTAGAAGAATTGGTTGTATCAAATGCTTCTATAACTAAACCGTCTTTTTGTAGTTCCTCTATGTTCACACTACCAATAGAATTTCTTTCTGCTTTTAGACCAGACAATCTCCACTTGTTATAAAGTCTCTTTATTTCCTGTCTTTGTAAATTCCAGGACATTTTATTTATGTGAATAAAGTCAACCATTTCTCTGTCAGTCTTGTCTACAACAATCATAACTGTGTAGTCATTTGACTGACCAAAGTCTAAGCCAGCGGTATAAACATGCCCCGGTTTATAAACATTATTCAGTAGTGCAGAATAATCTATAACTATATCGCTAAAGAACCCTTTACCGCTGGCTAAGAAACAACTTACTGCATCTTCTGGGTATTCTTGGTAAAATAATTCTTTTAGTTCTGCTATTTTATTCTCCTTCCAGCCGGGTAAATTATATTCGTCAAACTCAAACCAAGGGTAGAAATGTAATTTCCATAAACCTCTACCAGCTATAGCGTCCATACAACGGTCATAGAACCAACCTCTTGCTCCGTTAGGTGTACTTTCTAACATAACATTTGGTATAGACATACCTTGCATAGCACCTGCTATTATTTCTTCTGGCTTTGTCCAGAATGCTACTTCACTACCATGAAATATTGTATAAGTACCCCCTCTACCAATGTTAGGTGAGCCAGCAGTTGCAATTGTTACTGTTGAATTTGTTTCGGGGTATGTGGTTAGAGTAGCATTAGCATACTTTCTAATTGGTTTGTGAAATTCACGAATATTGTTAGGAAAATTGTCATAGAACCGGTCTTGAATTAGTCTTAGTTTTTCAGTAGTAGCATTATCATGTGCTAGAGTAATTGCTGACTGAGAAGTAGTTACAGCACTATGGAATATAAGACTTTGTGCTAAAGTACTAATACCAACCTGTCTGCTTTTTAGAATTAAATCATAACCGGTTCTTTCTGCTAAAAATTTCTTTTGGAGCTTGTTATACTCAAAGGGTACTAATTCTTGTTTCTTATTTAAAATCTTCAAGAAGTACATTGAGAATAACTCTGGGTTGGTTAGTACTTCCATGTTTACTCCAAGGTTGTAATACCTGGGTTCTTTTTCTTGGCCTGATTAATTCCATTCAAATAATCTGCAAGAGAAATAGACTGACCAGCACTTGTAATATCTTGTCGGTCAATAAATTTACCTCTAGTTCTACCAATTAGTTCTAATGCTTTTAGCTGTAAAGAAGGGTTACTTGTGTCTCTTGCTCTTTCTGTGAGTAGAGCATAGTATTCATCGTCTGTCATTACTAGTTCAGAATAGCGAGCTTTTAATACTTCTTGTATGTCTGGTTTTGCTAACAATTCACTAGAACTCTTTCTTGCGGAGTCATAAGTACTATTTGGGTAAACCTCTAAGTAAGCCCTGGTTGCATTAAAACACTGTAAATATTTTTCTATAAATGCAATATGTTTTTCGTTCATTTAGTTTCCTCCAACATTTTATAAATTTCTAACCTAAGCTTTAGATTAATTGAATTAGTCTGTTCTCTATAAAGAGCAACTTCTAAAGTTTCGTTTCTTCGCTGTAAAATGCGAATAACATTCTTAGAAGACTGAACATAATCTGCATGTAATTTTGCCATGTAAATCATGGCCCCAAATAAAATAATAATAACAAATAATTCAAACATTTTTTCTCCACCATTCCTCCAATAATTTATTTATAGAGAATACGTAGTGGAGGAGGGCTACGTATTCTCTATTTATTTGTCCCTATATATACTTAAGGTAATAACTAGGCATTAATGACCCATTATTACTTTTTCACCATAAATATCTCTATTGTCATCGGTGAATACTAATTCTTTATTTGCTCTGCTTCGCTCAAAATGTCTTTGAATAAGAATAAGTTCTTTTACCCACTTAGGGGTTCCATATGTCTTATAACACTTATTACAAATATCTCTCTTACTAATTTTTCTACCACAAACACTACATGTTCTCATCTTTACCTCCTCTCTTGTAGAATGCCACCAGAATTTAAAATAAAATTATGCGTGCTAGATATGGCTTATTTTTTTACGACTCTCACAATCAATCGTAGAGGCGATTTAAGCCATTTTTAGACCGTTTTAAGGGTGTTTTTTGCGAGTTTTAAAATAGTGGCAGAAAAGTAGAACTCAAATTCTGTATCTTGCTGGTGTAAATAATATTGCTGTTTCAATACCCTTTTCATAAGAATCAGGGAATACAATTCCTAACCCTTCACCTGGAACTGCTTTCTGCATAGCTTCAAATGCTCTTTTGTCTTTCTCTGATTTAAATTCTTTTAGAACATATTTAGCTAAGAATAACTGTTGACCGTAATTATCTGGTTGTAAACATACTTCATTTTGAATTGCCTTAGTCTCATTGGTTTTATACTCATCAGCTAAAAACCTAGGGTCAATTAAATCTATAAATTTAAAGACAGAATTTTCTACTTGCTTATCTATATTAGAAGGTTGAGAACCTTCACCAGCTATTTCATACTCTTTATCAGAGAAATCATTACATGCTTCTTTTGATTCAATAAAATCATTGTTATCTAAAGCGCCGATAGGCGCAGCCTGTTCTGAGGGAACGTTAGTGACCGATAGAACAGGCAAATCATTATCATTTTCTAGACTGATTGATTCTTGCGAAACATTTTCTAAATTTTCTTCCTTATTATTTAAGTGTCTCTTATTTAATTGATTCTTATTTAATTGTATATAGTTAGTGTTCAGATTCTGAACCTCTAGAGGTTCAGTTTTTGAACATACTAGTTCAAAAACTGAACATACTAGTTCAGTTTTTGAACCTCTAGACTTTCTAATATATCTTTTACCTTTCTCTTTACGTGCTTCAAGTAGTTCAGAATTTGAACCTCTACCATCTCCTAAGATATATACATTACTATTGTTATACCTAGTTTCAATTTCTACTAGCCAACCTTTTTCTATAAGTTCATAGAGTGCGCTATGTACTGTACTCTTTCCTAGCCCTGTAATTTTTATAATTGTTTGTATGCTAGGGTAAGCAGAAGCTTCTTTACTACCCCACTCAGTACCCCAAGGAGCATGTTTAGCAATTGCTACACAAACTTTAAACGCACTACCTGAGAGTTCATTCATTCTCTCTATAAAATCATTCCTTATCATTGTAAATTTATTTTCAGTATTCATCTCGTTTCTCCTAAATTATTTGTAGTTATATACCTTTGGTTTTTTTATTTTTAGAAGCCTTTCTAATTCGTCTTCTAATTCTTTCCTATTCTTTGGACAAAGATATTTATTCTCAAGATATTCTCTAATAATAGGCTCTTTGGTAAGCCTGTCATTTTTGTAATATTGACCCAAATAATAGCTCACCCCTGCTAGCTCTAGATAGATTGCTTCACAAACATCATCATATTCGTTTGCAAGACATTCAAAACCTTCTAAGATAATCTCAGGGTTATTTTTCATAATCTCCATTGTTCGTTCATCGAACAAATCAGGAGATATTTTTGGTCCAAAATCAGACAGAATAAACTTGGCATCTTTATATTCTCTTTTTAGTGTAAACATTACTCACTCTCCTTTTCTTCTAAACAGACTAAACAAACAAATCTTTTTTTATTGGTATATTCATCTAAGGAAATACCCCAAATGTTTCCACATTTTTTACATCTCACTTTTATGGTAAGAATTTCCAATTGTCTTTCTTCTATCTTCTGTACAATATCTCTCATTTCCATATTCATTTTATATTTCCTCCAAGCAAATGTGACTCGCGAGTCACATTTAAATCTTATACTTATCGAATTAGTTTTATAATTTTAATGTTTAAATGTTCAGCGTGCTGAACATATGTGGAACGCGTTCCACATTTGAGTTAGATATGCAATGCGTTGCACTTTTAGAAATGTCTCGCAGGACATTTCTTCTTACCCATATTTTTCTATGAACCAACTTCTGTACAGTTCTCCCAGAATTCTTTCCACTTCTTGTCTGCTTCTACAGAACATTTTATACAGACATTCCAACCTCTTGGTTTATTTCCTTGGGCGTCAAGATAAACTCCCCAGGTATTACCACATTTTTTACACTGAATATTATATTTCACGCCGGTTATAATAACCTTTTCTTCTTCGGGTACACTAATTATTACCATTTTTCTTCTCCTTTACATTTTGAATAAAAGCATCTATTACATTTTTTAGACTGACTGTTTCAGTTGGGTATTTCCAAGTTTTGCCCATAAACATTTGTTTTACAGTACAGTCTTTAGCTATTACATCTTCACTTGTGGGAAAACCATGTTCAGCTAAAATAAGTATTGCTGGTCTTGCCTGATTAAGGTCTCTACAGAGAGTTTCTAAGGCATTTATTTGTGCTACTCTGGGTAATACACCAGAACATTTAATTTCAAAAATAATATATGCGTCACCATTGTTATAAAGAGTAAAACCGTCTATATCTGTGAAACAGTTGGTTGGCATTAGGCCACTAAATACAATTAGTTGTCTTGCTATGTCAGGGCGATTAAAGTGTTCATTCATTTTACATTCTCCTATAAATATTTATTTGTATTATATTATACCACAAAAAGTCTATTTTGTAAAGTAAACGTGTTCCCTCCAAAGATAATATAAAGTAAAACGGTCGTTGACGACCGTTTTGAGAATAAAGAAATGTAGTGAACTCACTACATTTGATAAAGCAAATGGGCAACGCGTTGCCCATTTGCTAAATCTGCCCCGCGGGGCAGATTTGATAGAAAAAATTATTTAGTTATTGTTTACTGATTATATATTAATTATACCACAAAATGAAAATTATGACCCAAAGTAAGAAAAAGGGCGCGCCCTTTATTTGATTGATGTGAAAGCTAGTCTTTCTCACGGTGAGTGGTTACCTTGGGTAATGAGTAATATTGATGTTACTCCGCGTTGGGTTCAGAAGTACATGGAGTTAGCTAGAAACGTAAATACGAAGTCGACTTCGTATTTACGTTTCTAGCTAACTCCAT